TTCCGATCTTCGACGCGCTGCAAAATCCGCTGGTCCGGCGCGTGCACTTCCGCAAGGCGGTGCAGATCGGCGGCACGCTGGTCGCCGACGTCTGGCTACCGTGGATAATCGCCAACGACCCCGGCCCAATCTCGTGGACGATGCAGACCGACGAGATGGTCGAAAAGCACGCGAAGACGCGCCTCTGGCCGCTGCTCGAGCGCTGCCGTCCGGTCGCTGCGCTACTGCCGAAGCCGGGGCCGCATCGCACCACGACCGAGATCTTCTTCGGCGGCTTCTTCGTGACGCTCAACGCGGCGAACCTTTCAACGCAGCAGAGCCAATCGATCCGCTACAAGATCAACGACGAGCTCTGGCTCCCGCGCTGGCAGGAGATCTACGGCCACGCCGTGGCGCGCGTCTCAAAGTTCGAGGAGGTCGGGCGCTCGAAGATCTACAACGCGAGCCAGGCGCCGGTGATGGACGCGGAGACGGGCAACGTCGAGGACACGAGCTACCGCTCAGGCGACCAGAGCGAGTGGCACGCCGAGTGCCCAGCCTGCCGAAAGATTCTGCCGGTCGCGTTTGAGGTGCTGCACAAGGAGCAGCGCGGCGGCGTGATCTGGGACCGAGCGGCGCGCCGCGATGACGAGACGTGGGACGTCGGGCGCGCGGTGGAGACCTGCCGTTTCCGCTGCATCGCTTGCGGTCACGAGTCCGTAGACAGCGACGCGACGCGCGCTGGCTGGGCGAAGACCGGGCGCTTCGTGCCGATGAATCCTGCGGCGCCGCGCGAGGTGCGTTCGTTTCGACTGGAGGCAATCGTCACGCGGCCGATGCGGCTCCTAGTCGAGGAGTTCCTCCAGGCCGAAAACCAGCTGGTTCGCACGGGCGACGAGCAGGCGAAGATTGAGTTTCGGACGAAGCGGCAGGCGCTGCCGTGGATCGTGGAGAAGAAAGCGGTGAACGTGCTGTTGAAGGACTCGGGCTACAAGCTCGCCGACTACGCGCAGGGCGAGTCGATCCCAGACGAGGCGATCCGCTTTATGGCGATTGACCGCCAGCAAGATCACTTCTGGGTCGAGGTCGGCGCGTTCTCCACGGCGCAAGGGCCGCGCTACCGCCAGCTGTGGTTCGGGCGGATTGACACGCGGGACCAGCTGCGCGCGCTCCAGGAGCGGTTCAAGGTCTCGTCGGCTTGCGTCGCGCAGGATCGCGGCTACCGGCCGGCGGACGTGGACCGCGATTGCGCTGAGTTTGGCTGGCGCTCGATGCGCGGTTACGGCCGGCGCACGTGGACGATGCGAGACGAGGCGACCGGGCAGATGGTCAACTTCCCGTTCAGCGACCCACAGGTCAGCGACTACCGGGGCGGCGATGTTTACTTCTACAACTGGTCCGGCGATTACTTTAAGGACACGCTGGCGAGCGCGCTGGAGGGTAAGGGCGACTTGCGCTGGGAACTGCCGTCGGACGTCAACCCGCTCTACCTTGAGCACCTCAAAGGCGAGGCGAAGGTCGAGGTGCGGACCGGCGTCTGGGAGTGGCGGGAGGTCCGAAGCAACGCGCCGAATCACGGCCTCGATACGTCGGCGATGCTCCTCTGTATGGCGACGATTGCGGGCATCATCCGCTTCGTGCCGGCGAAAAGTTAGCGTGGAATTGGGGCCGAGGTTTTCCTCAAAAGAGTTCTGGACTTTCCCGAGCGCTTGGGTTTCTCTCTGCACATCGACAGAGCAACCCAACCAAAAAAACAACGACAATGACCACCAACGAAATTAACTACCTCAGCAAGAGCCTCGCCGCCTCGGTCGCCTTCTCAAAGAATAACCACCGCGCCGAAGTCATCATCGCCAAGCGCGGCGATCTGTCCGCCGTCGTCCGCTCGATCTACGGCAACCGCAGCAAGCCGCACTACGAATTCGGCTACTGCCGCTTCGGGCGGAAGGCTGTCTGGGTCGGCGTGACTAACTTTTTCGGCAGTCACGCGGCCGAACTTTACAACGAGAGTCATACGAACGAATACGTGGGCAAAATCGCAGTCACGGTAGGCGAAGCGAATGTGCGAGACATCGCGGCGAAATGTTTCCGCGCCGCCGACGAAGTGACCGCGCTGCGGTCCGCCGCGTGAAGCCTCACGACTGCACCTTCGAGACCTTGGCGGACGGCCGCCAGGTCTGCTTTGAGTGCGACGCACCAAAGAACCCCGCCGCGGTCGCGCTAGGCCGCCTAGGCGGGCGGATCCGATCCGAGGCCAAGGCCGCCGCCGCAAGGCGCAACGGAAGACGAGGCGGACGACCGCCGAAGCAGACCAAGCCGCTCCCATAGTGGGGCGGCTTTTTTGTCGTCAAATCGAAGCCAGCGCGCCGCGTCAAAAAACCTTTTGACGGCTGCCGCTCTTTTATGGCGGCCGACAATCCCTTCCTCGACATTGACGTTGCGACGCTGACAACGCTCAAGTCCAAGGTCTTGGACGCAATCCAGGCTTGCCTGCTCAACACGAGCTACTCGCTCAACGGCAAGAGCGTCACGCGCGCTGATCTTAACACGCTCAACAAGATGCTGGGCGACATCACCGCGGCGATTGAATACCAAAACGGCGACACGACCGACACGACGTTCGTCAGCTTCACGGGCAATTGATTATGCAGACCTTCGACGCGACCCAAGTCATCCGCAACCGGCCGTGGTTCGAGCGGGCGCTCGAGACCATCGCGCCGCAGGCCGCGCTGCGCCGGCTCCAGGCTCGCGTCGAGACCGCGCTTTTTAGCTACAACGCCGCGCAGACGAACCGGCTTTACGCGCCGATGCAGTACGGCCAGCCGAGCGAGTCCTCGCAGACGGTGCGCGAGCGCGTGGTGATGATGTGGGAAGCGCGGAACTTGGTCGAGAATTGTCCCGAGGTGAAGGAGGTCTCGCGCAAGTTCGGCAATTACCTGACGCCGACGGAATACTCGGCAACGACTGGAGACCGCGACTACAACGCGACCGTCAACGAGTGGTTTCACTCGTGGTGCAAGCAGGCCGACGCGACGGGCCGCAATTCCTTCCGCAAGCTCGTCCAGCTGGCCGCGGAAAACCGGCCGGTAGACGGCGACTGCGGCTTCGTCATCCGCCGCGTGGGCGATGGGCTCAAGCTCCAGCTGGTGCCGGCGACCCGCATCGGCAATCCAAACGAGATGGGCCTCGACTCGGAGAACTACTTCGAGGGCGTCATCACGAACGAGTTCGGCGTGCCGGTAGCGTATCGCATTTACCGCGTGACGCGCGAGGGCGTTTACTTCGGCGCGGAGGACGTGCCGGCCGGCAACTTCTGCCACTACTTCGACCCCTTCCGCGTCGATCAGTACCGCGGCGTGACCGACTTTCACGCGGCGATCCAGACGGCGCGGATGCTGCACGAGATCCTCCAGGCCGAGAAGGCCGGCGTGCGCTTCGCTTCGCAGCAGGCTGCGCTCGTCTTCACGGACCGCGGCACGGCCAACGCGCGCAACCTCTTCACGCCGACCCCGAGCGCGACGCTGCCCAGCGGACAGCAGCAGAAGAACGAGCTTTCCGAGGTCGGGATGATTAAGTATCTCGGCCAGGCTGATCGCGTCGAGACGATGCCGGCGCGGCCGAGCACGGCGTTCACGGGCTTCATCGCGCATCTGATGCACGAGCTTTCCATCGCGGTCGGCATCCCGAAGGGCGTCCTCTTCGGCACGCAGGATTACGCCGGCCCGAGCGTGCGCGCGGAGTTCGCCGCGGCCGACCGAGTGTTCGCGCGGCATCAGGGCGTCCTCGTGGACAAGGTGCTCGACCCGATTAAGAACGCGGTGATCCTCGATGCCATCGCCCGCGGAGAAATCCCGGCGCCTCCGGCTCGCGCCGGCGAGACTCCGGTGCAGGCGCTTAAGCGCGCGACCCGCGGCGAGTGGCGCTTCCCGCCTAAGCTCACCATCGACGTTGGTCGCGAGAGCCAAGCCAATCTGAACGAGAACCGCCAAGGCGCGAAGTCTCTCCAAGAGATCGCGGCCGAGCAGGGCACCGATGCCTTTACGCGGCTTGAGCAGATCGCTGCGGAGGCGAGCTACGTCAAGGAGCTCTCGGAGCGCTACGAGATCCCCGAGACGGCGATTCGCCTCGTGACCAATTCGCTGCCCAGCACGCCGGCTGCTGCTGCCGCTACTGGCGACAACGTGGCGAGCGCCGCCGCTGAGGCGCAGGCGGAATCGACCGCATCGCCGGAGGACGAAACGCCCGACCAGCCTCCGACGCCGGCCGAGCTTGCGCGCTTCGCGAGCGTCGATCTCACGCCGACCGATGCGATGGCAGCCGAGGCCAAGCGCGGCCTCGAGTGGCGCGAGAAGTTCAACCGTGGCGGCACGGCAGTTGGCGTCGCTCGCGCGCGCGACATCAGCAACAAGTCGAATCTGTCGCCCGACACGGTGCGCCGGATGGTCTCGTATTTCGCGCGGCACGAGGTGGACAAGCAGGGCACGGGCTTTTCCCCAGGCGAAGACGGCTATCCTTCCGCCGGCCGCATCGCGTGGGCGCTATGGGGCGGTGACGCCGGCGCCAGCTGGGCGCGTGCGAAATCCGAGGCGCTCAAACGCGAGGAACTGAATCGGCCGACAAACGTCGCCGATGCGCTAGAGGCTGGGCGCAATCGCGCGAAGCGGCCGCTGGAGCGGCTGGCTGACAAGGCGACCAAGCTTGCCGCGGTGCGCGAGAAGCTCGGCCACAACGCGAAGAGCGAGGCGCAGATCCAGCAGGCGCTCAAGCCGTTCGGATTTCAACCGAAGCCAGTCGTTGCGCCGCCGCCTCCCGCTCCGGTCGTCACGCTATCCGACGCCCGCAAGATGCTCGCCGAGAAGGCCGACGCCGAGAACAAGCTGACCGCGCTCTTCGCGAGCGTGACTGATCGCCGCGCCAAGATCAAAAGCCTCCGCACCCATTGACAATGCATAGTGTCCTCGACGCCATCATCACGAGCAACGAGCAGCTGGGCCAGCGGGCTGAGGAGTTCGCGCAGCTGCTAGTCGAGCACGACAAGACGCTCGACGAACTGCTCGAGCGCATCGGCAAGACGGTGCCGGAGATCCGCAAGGAGCTGGAGTCCAAGCTGACCGAGGCGGTGCCTGGGCTCGTCTCGGACGCCTATGCCAAATACAACGAAGACCTCGAAGGCCGCTGCCGCGCCGCGCTCGCCGACTCGCAGACGAAGCTCGAAGCCGTCCGCGCTGAGATCGTCGCTCTTGCTCAAACGCAGTTCACCGAGGCCGAGAAGCAAATCGGGCTGACCGCGGAGCAGATCGAGTCGCGCATCCTGGGCGCGCTGACGGAGGCCGCGAAGGAGCGCATTACAAAGCTCGAGCGCGGTCTCGTCATCGAGATTCAGCACGCGGTCAACGCCGCGCTGCCGAAGCAGGAACTGGCCGCGGCGCCGACGCTGATCGACTCGTATCGCGGGCAATGGAAAGAGGGGATGGTCGCGCAGCGTGGCGATCTCTTCTCGTGGTACGGCTCCACCTACCTCGCGCTCGAGGACACGAATGACACGCCGGGGCGGAAGAACATCGCGACCGCTGGCGCGAAGTGGGCGGTGATCGCCGCGCGTGGTGCAGGCGGTGGCGGCGGTGGCGGCGGTGACTCGCTGCCTTCGCAGACGGGCAACGCGGGCAAGTTCCTCAAGACCGACGGCACGTCCACGCTCTGGGAAGCGATCCCCGGCGGCGGCGATATGCTGGGCGCGAACAACCTGACCGACGTCGCGTCGATCACGGCAGCATTCGCGAACATCAAGCAGCCGGCGAGCACGAGCGCCTCGGGCGTCGTCACGTTCGCGACCTCGGGCGAGAGCGCCGCGCTGAAGGCGGTGCAGGCCAACGACGCGCGCTTGTCCGACTCGCGCACGCCTACCGCGCACGCTTCGACGCATCAGACGGGCGGCAGCGACCCAATCGACTTCCCGGTGGATTCGGTCTTTGGCGCGACAAACACGATCACGCAAGTCGACTACTTCGCGCTTAACACGTCGAGCACCGCGAGCGTGACCACGGCGAAGGCCGTCTGGAACGCGACCGAGGGCGCCATCGAGGTCGGGCTCAACTCGAGCGTCAATGCGCTGCTCGGCGTCGACGCGCACGTGCAAGTCTACAACCAGAGCGGATCGCCGTTCACCAAGGGCCAAGTCGTGCGACAGGATGGCTCCTCTGGCACGCGGCTCAAGGTGGTGCTGGCGCTGGGCACCGATGATGCTAATTCGGCGACAACGATCGGCCTCGTCTCGCAGACCATCGGGAACAACTCGTCCGGCTTCATCATCACGAACGGCCTCCTGCGCGGCATCAACACCAACGCCTTCAACGAGGGCGACACGCTCTGGCTTTCGGCCACGACTCCAGGCGGACTCGTCAACACGCGGCCGACGCAGCCGAATCACTCGGTGCGGATCGGCTACGTGATCAAGAAGGCTGGCGTCGCGGATGGCATCATCTACGTCGACATTCTCAACGGGTTCGAGCTTGAGGAACTGCACGACGTCCTCGTGACCACGGTCGCGAATCGCGATTTTCTCTCTTACGATTCCTCGACCACCGTCTGGCGGAATCGGCAGCTTTTCGACTCGACCGCTCCGGCTGCGCTTGGTGCCTCGGCCACGGCCGGCGTCTCGATCACCGCGGCCCGCGTCGATCACGTCCACGCACGGCCGACGCTCGACCAGCTGGACATCAGCGGCGCGGCGCAAGGCGACATCCTCTACCGCTCGGCCACCAGCTGGGCGCGGCTGCCCGCGGCAACTGCCGGATACATTCTCCAGACGAACGGCGCCGCGGCGAACCCCAGCTGGGCGCAGAACACCGGCGGCAGCGGCGCGCCGACCGATGCCGAATACATCGTCGCATCAGCGAACGGATCGCTGAGTGCCGAGCGGGTCATCAGCAACAGCACCTCGGTCACGGTCAACTTCGCGACCGGCGGACAGGTCTCGCTTGAACGCGCCGCGCTGACTGGCGACGTCACGGCCTCGCAGAATAGTAACGCGACCACGATTGCCAACGACGCGGTCTCGAACGCGAAGCTCGCAAATATGGTGGCGAGCACCATTAAAGCGCGGGTCACGGCTTCGACCGGCGATCCGGAAGATGCCAGCCTGACGCAAGTCCTCGACCTCGTCGGCTCCACGACTTACGGCGACGTCCTCTATCGCGGCAGCACGAGCTGGCAGCGGCTCGCGCCTTCGGTCTCGGGCTACGTGCTCGCGACGCAGGGGCAAGGCGCGAATCCGCTTTGGGTCGCGCAGACTGGCGGTGGCGGCGGCGCTCCTACGGACGCCGAGTATCTGGTCGCTAGCGCGAATGGAACGCTATCAGCGGAGCGCGTCATCCAGAACTCGACGTCGATCACGGTCAACTTGGCGACGGGCGGGCAGTTCGCGCTGGAGCGGGCAGCGCTCACAGGCGACGTGACCGCGAGCCAGAACAGCAACTCAACGACCATCGCGAACGGCGTCGTCAGCACGGCCAAGCTGGGCGGGGACATCACGACCGCGGGCAAGGCGCTCCTCGACGATGCAGATGCTGCGGCGCAGCGCACGACGCTCGGCCTCGGCACGCTCGCGACGCAGAACGGCACGTTCTCGGGCACAAGCTCGGGCACGAACACGGGCGACCAAACGATTACGCTCACGAGCGACGTTACCGGCAGCGGCACGGGCTCCTTCGCGACGACCATCGCGAATGATGCCGTGACCAACGCCAAGCTCGCCAATATGGCCGCGAGCACGATCAAGGCTCGCATCACCGGCAGCACGGGCGATCCCGAGGACGCAACGTTTACGCAGGTGCTCGACCTCGTTGGCTCGGCCACCTACGGCGACATCCTCTACCGCGACTCGAGCTCGTGGGCGCGCCTGCCTGCCGGCACCTCGGGCAATTACCTTAAAACGCAGGGCGCAGGCGCGGCGCCGACTTGGGCGACGGTTAGCGCGAGCGGCGGCGGCTCGACCAACCTCTGGCTCGCGGCCTCGCAATGGATACCGCGCACGACGACCGGCGCCGGCATCGACTCGCGCGAGCTCACGACGAACAATTACGACGAGCTCCTCTTCGACGCTGGCACCGCGGAGTTCGCGCAGGCGCTTGCCGTGATGCCGAGCAACTACAACAACGGCACACTGACCGCGCGCTTTTATTGGACCGGCAGCGGAGCGCTTGACGCAACCGACGACGTCGTCTGGGGATTCCAAGGCGTGGCCGTCGCGAATGACGACGCGCTAGGCGTCTCGATGGGCACGGCAGTCACGGTCGCGGACACGGTGATCACCATCAACGATATGATGATCTCCTCTGCGACGACGTTCGCGACGATGGGCGGAACTCCGGCGGCCAACAAGCCGCTGCTGCTTCAGGTCTACCGGGACGCGGCAAACGCGGGCGATACCTACGGGCACGACGCCCGCCTGCTTGGCGTGGAGATCAGCTACACCTCGGCCTGATGAGAGCGCGGATTCGCCACTTTTCTTACAAGGCGGCCGGGGCTAATTTAGCCCTAGATGCGCGTTACATAACAGGGGTTTCAAACGCTACCACATTCTCGCCTTGGTCGGACATTAGTGGCAACGCAAATAACGCGAGTCAGGCGACTACTGCTCGTCGCGGGACATATTATGTGCGCGATTCCAATTTCGGCGGGCAAGCCGCAGTAGATTTTGATCTTAACGGTCAAATGGCGTGGACACCAGTTTCGTCTAAAAGCACATTTATTGTAATGTACAGAGCCTCGGCGCGTTATTCAGACTTCGGCGTTGCGCTCGACAACGGAGGTCTTGGGGCAGCCAGCGGCGGAGTGCATTCTAATGCGTCCTATGACTACACATACAACTGGACGCCAGCAATTCAGCGCGTCAATAGGGTCGCTGTTACAGATAATACTAGCAAATGGTGGACAAGTGGAGGGGTTGGTTATTTTGAGGATTCAAGCGGTTTTTCGTTAAAACAAATTGGTTTTGAGTCAGGTGGTCTTCACGGGCCGAAAGCATTCATTTCGCATATTTCCTTATTCACAACGGCACTCGGCTCTTCATTTGTTCGTCGAATCGAAGACCACTTGGGATTTTCATTTAAACTTAAGAACTAAATGCCCACCTATCTCGTCCTCGACTGCGAGCTCCGCTGCGAGACCGACCCGCAGACCATCGCCAATCTAGAGCGTAAAGGCTGGGTCGAGACACCGCCGCCGTCCTATGACCCCGCCACGCAGCAGCCTCCCGTCTGGGAGAACTGCGCGTGGGTGGTGAAGCCCATCCCGCCCCCGCAACCTTACCGCGTGAGCAAGGATACCATTGTTTCGCGAGTGCTCGCTGCCGGGAAGCTCAATGATCTCATCGCGTTAACCGACAGCCTGCCGACCGATCAAGCTTACCTTTGGGACAACTTTGCGTGGTTTTGGAACACTAATCCGACCATTGTGGGGATGTGTCAGCAGCTCGGCCTTGATCCGGCGGTTATCCTCGCGCCGGACCCCTACTTGACCTAAAATGAAACGCCTCCTTGCCTCGCTCCTGCTAGTTGCTACCGCGTTCGCCCAGACTGGCGACACGCTGACCGTGAATGTCGGACAACAGATGGCGTTCTCGGCCACGGCTGAGGGCACGCCGCCGCTTACTTGGCAATGGCTGAAGAACGGGGTGGCGATTGCCGGCGCCACGAATGCCAGCTACACCATCGCCTCTGCCGCGACCACCGATTCCGGCACCTATCGGGCCCGCGCAACCAACTCGGCCGGCAACGCCGAATCAAACGCGCTGACGATCAACGTCGTCGTGCCAGTGATCGCGCCCAAGAACGTCGTGGCGAGTGTGGTTGTGACGACCCCCACGCAGGGGGGCAATTCGGGATCTCGCCCGCGTTCGCCCAAGGACTAACGTGAAGACGACCGACCAACTCCTAGCGCTCGCGCAAATGGCCGGCGACCTGATCGCGCGGCTGGACCGGATGGAGCAGCAGTTCGCGACGCAATCCATCTCGCTCAACGCCGCCGACAAGGCGCTTGCCGCAAGCCTTGACGGTTTACGCTCTCTTGACGCCGCCGCGCTAGAGGCTCGCATCGCCGCCATCGAAAAGAAACTCTCCCAATGAGCAGCCAACTGGAAAGCATCTACTCTGACGAACTGTTCCTCCTTGCCGAGACGCTCGGCGAGGTGAAGACGCGCACCGAGAAGCTGGAGGGCGAGTTCTCTACGCACGCGAAGCCGCTCGAGGCCGCGACCAACGCGCTCTCCGCGGCGCTGTCCGGCATCAAGGCGCTGCAATTCCACGTGCTCGATAACAACCTGGGCGCGCTCTCCGCTCGGGTGGAGGAGATGCGGAAGTCGGTCGACGAGCAAGTGGGCGTCATCGCGCTCGAGCTCAAGAAGGCCGACGAGACCAACGCGGCCAAGGCAGGCCAAGACGCCGAGGCGCTGCGCTCCGAGATCGCGGCCTTGCAGGCGCAGCTGGGCACGCTTGGCGCGCAGTTCGCGGCGCAGCTGGAGCGGGTGGAGTTCTCGGCGAAGGAGGAGGCGAAGAAGTTGCAGCTAATCCCCGGTCCCGCGGGCGCGGCTGGCGCGTCGCTCAATCCGCGCGGGACGTTCGTCGATGGCGAGACGTACAACCGCCTCGACGTTGTCTCGTGGCTCGGCTCGTCCTACATCGCAGCGGTGGACGGCGTGACCGAGAAGCCGTCGAAGAACAGCAATCAATGGCAGGTGCTCGCCTCGCGCGGCAGCGGTGGCGCTGGAGGCGCGGGCGACTTCGGCTCGCTCGCGGGCGTCGCGCAGATCAACCAAGGCGGCACCGGCCAGACCACGCGGGCTGCTGGGCTCAACGCACTCCTGCCGAGCCAGACCGGCAACGTGCAGTATATGCTCCTAACGGACGGAGCCGGGACCGTCAGCTGGGGCGCGCAGCCAGTCGCGGGTCTGCCGAGTCAGACGAGCAACGGCGGCAAGCTGCTGACGACTGACGGGACGAACGCGAGCTGGAGCAATGCCGTCACGGTCTCGGGGAGCAACGCCACGGTGACGGGGACGCTGACGGTGAATGGGGCAAGCACGTTCAATAACACCGTTACCATTTCGACCAACGTCGGTTTTATTGGGAAGTCTGGCAGCGGGACTGGCGGCAATTGGCGTTACATTTCCGACGACGGCACGAGTCGCTGGCTTTCGGGAATACTTGGGAGTCCGAGCGAAACTTCATTTGATATTTACGACATCGTCAATGGACGCTCGTTGTTGACCCTGACGGCGGCTGGAGTCGTGAAGGTGCCGCAGACCACCTCCTCCACGACCACCTCTACCGGCGCGCTGGTGGTGGGCAACGGGACGAGCGGCGGGCTGGGGGTGGGGGGCGCGATTTGGGGTGGTGGCAAAGTTCACGTTGGATCGGCTGGGTATGCGGATGGCGGGGCAAAGCTTAATGTCTACGCAACGCCATCTGATGCGGGCTATCTCTACGGCATCCGCCTTAGCGACAACTCCACGGCTACGCTTGCGCTCGGCCTGCAAACCCCGACCGGCACCACTTCGTCCTTCATCCATAGCAACATCGCTCTTGGGTTCGGCACCGTTGGTACCGCCGCGCTCAACATCAATACGAGCCAGCAGGTGCAGGTGCTTGCCACCACCGCCTCCAACAACACCTCGTCCGGCGCTCTGGTGGTGAGCGGGGGCGTGGGGGTGGCGGGGGCGATCTATGCGGGTGGCGATCTTACGGTCGATAAAACAGAGCCGACGATTACGTTCAAGCGTGCGGCAAATACCAACCTCAATATCGTTAACTTCTGGACTGGAGTGGCTGCTGACTTTGGGATTGGCCTTCGTAATACCACCGATAGCGACCTGCACATCTACAATTACGGAACGGCGAATGACGCTCTGAAGATTGCTAAGGCCGACTCGCTCGCGACGTTTGGCGGGGCCGTTCGTACTGCCGCTCCTTCTGGTGGAACTGCTGCCAACTGGAAGCTTGGCACCGTCGCCACGGTGTCCCCGACCTCGCCCAATCGGACCATTGAAGTCGATATCGGCGGCACGATCTACTACATCCACGCCAAGACCACCAACAACTAATCCTTTCCTATGAATACCGTCATCGCCATCTCCCCCGTTTCCGTCTGGGACCAGAAGGTCTCAGCGGCGCGGCGTTGGCGACGCGGTGAGTTCAATGAGGAACTGGGCAAGTACTTCTGGCAGTACCGCAGCGATGCCGCGAAAAGCGAGCGATGGGTGACCAAGGAGCAGTTGGACCACTATCGCGCCTATGAGCAGGCCAAGGGCGCGGAGTGGTATTCCGAGCACAAGGAGCAGCATCTCAAAAACGGGTTAGCTTGGCAGAGGTCTAACAAGGACAAGGTGCGCCAGATCACCCGTAAATGGAGATCAGCAAACTTGGAAAAGGATAAGGCTTCAGCGCTAGCTTGGCGAATTAAGCACAAGGAGTATCTAAAGGAGAGGAGTCGCCGCTACGCCAAGATGCATCCAGACCGTGTGCGAGCTGCTGCAATGAAGCGCATTTCGTTGAAGCGCGCCGCGACGATCTCGCTGCGATTTGTTGCCGGATTTTACGAGATGGCGGATCGAGTCGGTAAATGTCTTGGCATCGCGTTTGAGGTAGACCACATCCACCCGCTTTCAAAGGGCGGAAGCCATTGCGCCGAGAACCTTCAGCTTTTGCCGAAGTACTGGAATATCCGCAAAGGCAATCGCCTCAACTTCCCGCTTCCCTCCTGCTATCTAACCTAACCTTTGACCTATGAATAACGAAATCGCCATTCAACCCGTGAGCGTGTGGACTGCTACCGGCACCAAGACTGCCGTTAAATTCTTTCCGAGATATATCAACTATCAGAACGGTCCCGCCGTTGCCGACTGCCAGCTTCTTGACGCTGCCGGTGCGGAAGTCGCCACCCAGCTTGTCAATGCCACCGAGGCGCAGACGGCTGCCTGGACCGACGACGTCGGCTTTTACGAGGTGCTCGCGCAGAACGCCGGCCTGACTCCGCTGTGATTTGACGGGCCGCCCTGACGCTATGGACGCAAACACCATCTCGCCCGAGCAAGCCCTCCAGAATCTCGCGCACGTCGCCGCCGCTTACCGAGGCACCGCGCAGGAGCACGATCTCCTGCGCCAGTCGGTGCAAGTTTTGGCGGACGCGATTAAAGTGAAGCCTTTCGCGTGATGCTCGACTTCCTCTCATCTGCTCTCGGTGGTGGCGCACTTGGCGTCATCCTCCGCATCGGAAACGGCTTCTTCGAGGAGTTCCGCGCCGGCCGAGAGCACGGGAGGAAGTTGGAAGAGGCGAAGGTGCTCGCGTCGATCCGCCAAGACGAGGCCGCGTGGAAAGCCTTCGAGGCGAGCCAGCAGGCGAGCGTGGTGCCGCCCAACGTCCACGCTTGGGTCGCGGACGTCGTGACGCTGTTCCGTCCGTTCCTGACGATATCGCTCGTGCTGATCGCGACCGTGATCTGGTTCTACGCAGCCGAGCCTTCCCGCGCGTCGATGACTGAACAGGTCACGTTCGCCGCGTTCAACTGCGTCGGCTGGTGGTTCGGTGATCGCGCCGCCTATCGCGCCAAGCTCAAATGATCAAGCCAGCCGACTTCGTCGCCGCTATTACTCCCCCGGTCGCCACCGTGACCGCGGGCCAGATCAACTCGCTGCTCGGTATCGTTACCGGCATTGCCTCGCTGGCGTTCATCTTTTGGCGCTGGAATCGCGAGATAAAGAAGGCGCGCGCCGAAGACGCCGCAGCGGCCGACGCGCAGGAGGGGCGGCGTGACTGACTGGTCCGCAGTTCAGCGGGACGAGTCCCGCAAGCTCTACGAGGCCGAGATCGCGGGCCTGCGGAAAGAGCTCGATGTGGCCAGGGCTGCACTCGAGAACGCGACCAAGGCGCGCAAGGCCAAGCCGGCGCCGTCCGTCTCGCCGCGTAAGCGCACAGGATCCGACATCGTCCGCGTCGTCATCCCCGACACGCACGGCTCGCTCGTGGATCCCAAGGCCATCGCCGCGATGCTGGCCGACATCCGCGCGCTCGACCCGCAGGAAATCATCCTGCTAGGCGATCACGTCGACTGCGGCGGATTCCTCGCGCAGCACCACGTGATGGGCTACGTCGCCGAGACGGATTACACTTACGAGGAGGATCTCGCCGCCTCCGCGCTTTTCCTCGACCAGCTGCGGGCCGCAGCGCCTCGCGCGAAGATCGAGTACCTTGAGGGCAACCACGAGCGGCGCGTCGAGACGTGGTGCGTGACGCAAGTGCTGCGCCACAAGAAGGACGCCGAGGGGCTTCGCCGGCTGCTCGCGCCCGAGTTCCGGCTGAAGCTCAAGGAGCGCGAGATCGCGTATTACCGGCAGGGCGAGTTCTACGACGGGCTTCCGGTCCCCGGCGTCATCAAGCGCGGGAAATGCTTCTTCTTTCACGGCGTCTCTACGGCAAAGAACGCGGTCGGCGCGACGGTCGACAAGATCGCCGGCAACTGCGTGTTCGGCCACACGCACCGCGCGCAATCGAACATCGTGCGGCGCATCGCGACCGGCATCGTCGGCGCGTGGAACCCTGGATGTCTCTGCCAGCTTCAGCCTCTATGGCAGCACACGGCTCCAACCGACTGGTCGCACGGCTACGCGGTGCAGCTAGTCGCGACTAGCGGCGCGTTCCTGCATCTCAATATTCCCATCATCGAGGGCGAGTCGCACTTCGCGGCGCTGCTAAAACTGTGAACTGGAAATCTCTTGTCGAAGCGCAGAACCGCAAGACCTACGTGCTGCCTGCCGGCTGGGACTCGCGCGACAAAGTGGCCGAGCAGCTAGAGTGCAGCGTCGACAACGTGCGCGTGCTCCTCGGGCCAGCGATCCGCGCGAAGACCGTCGAGGTCGCGCAATTCCCGGTGTGGGATGAGATTACGAAAAAGGTGGTCCGCGTTACTGCATACAAGCGCCGAGCTACTTTAGACGTTAAAAGCAAAGGATGATTTGACGGCGGCGGCTTTTACAATGGCCGCGCCCACCATCACCTTTGCCGTTGCCGCCGGTAAGATCGACGCCGACGCCGGCGTGATTCGCGGCGTCTCGCTGATCTCGGAAGGGCCGGCGCTGGGCCACGGCGTGATGGTCGACGCGCGCACGCTTGAGCAAGTGAAGGCCGCGGCGGAGCAATACGAGGGCGGGCTTAAGGTGAAGCTAGATCACAACTCAGGCGCCGGCGACATCATCGGCTACGTCGACGGGCTGCGGATCGAGGGCAAAAAGCTCCTGGGCGATCTGAACTTGCTCAAGAACTCGCCGCATCGCGGGTACGTGCTAGAGATCGCCGAGAAGATCCCCGACACGTTCGGGCTGTCGATTGCGTTCTCCGGTCCGGTCGAGATGTCGGGCGACAAAAAGACGATGCTCCAGCGCTGCTCGGAGATTTATTCCGTCGACCTCGTGAGCGAGCCGGCCGCCAACGCTGAAGGGCTCTTCCAGCGCCGGATGAAATCCTTTCAGACCGAATCTGGCACTACGCCCGAGGAGGCGAAAACCGAAATCGAAATCAAAATTCCGATGAATGATGACGTAAAAAAGGAGATCGCGGGGATGATCGAATCCGCGATGATGGGTATGGGCGAGCGGCTCTCCAAGCTGGAGGCCGGTATGCCTAAGCCCGAAGACAAGCCGGCCGCTATGTCGGCCAAGCACGACGAGGTGCAGCTGGCTGCCAAGCAGGCCGCCGAGGCTGCGCTCAAGGAGTTCGCCAAGACCATCGGCGCGCCCGCGGCTCCCGCGGCCTCCGCTGAGGTTGCGGCTCCCGCCGCTAAGAGCGAGGCGAAGAGCTTCGAGGCCATCGTGGCTGCGAAGACTTCCGAGCTCAAGGGCAACAAGGGCGACGCGATCGCGTTCGCCATCAAGAATCACGCGGCCGAATACCAGCAGTACCGCTCCCGCGTCGCTGCTGGCGAGGTCGTCAAACTCTAACCAGTAACCTACAATGGCTACCCAATACCTCGGCAACGGCACGTTCCTTGCCAACACCACCATCACCGCCTTCCAGGGCGTCGTGATTTCCAATAACCGCGGCGTCGGCCTCTCGACGTCGACCGCGTGCGACGGCATCGCGCAGATCGATGCGGCTTCCGGTGATTACGTCACCGTCCGCTTCCTCCATTCCGCCGGCACCTTGAAGGCGACCGTCACCGGGACTCCCGTCACCGTTGGCGACAACCTCTACCTCGCCGCCTCGGGCCTCGTCTCCACCACCGGCACCGTCACCGTCGGCAAGAGTCTCTCGACTCAGGCCAGCGGCAACGGCTCCGCGGTGATCGAGTTCATCCCGAAGAACCTGTAACCTCTAAAGAAAGGATCTTCCTACAATGTACACCAATTCTGCCGCCGTTTTCCGTGGCGACATCGCCGGCGTCCTCGAGCAAGCCAAAGACTGGGAGACTGGTCTGATCGGCACGCGCGTGATGCCGATCCTCAACGTCCCCGTCCGCGCTGGTCAGTATCCCGCCTTCAAGCTGAAGGAGGGCCAGCTGCTCAAGTCGGACGTCAAGGTTCGCGACCCGTACTCCACCTTCCCGCGTGGGACCAATTCCTTCACGCAGGAAACCTACTTGTCGCTGGAATACGGGTACGAACAGGCCGTGGATGATACCGTGACGGCCGACGTCTCGCGTTTCTTCGACGCCGAGGTCGTCGCCGCCAAGCTGTCCCGCCGCAAGCTCCTGCTCGCCCACGAACTCCGCGTGGCCGGCCAGATCTTCAGCACGGGCAACTTCACCAGCACCAACTCGGGCACCGCCTACACGAACGCGAACATCGCGACGTTCGACGTGGGCGAGGACGTGCAGCTGGCGATCGACCGTATGATCGCCAAGGGCGAGTCCACGAGCAACCTGCGCGTGGTCATCCCGTACCCCGTCTGGACCCGCATCCGCGCGAGCACCAAGTTCCAGAACCGCCTCCGCGGCGCTGGCATTTCGAGCGACACGATCCTCAACGCCTCCACCCAGGCGGCGGCCGAGGTCTTTGGCGTGAGCGAGGTGCTGATCGGCCGCGCGGCCTATGACTCCGCGGCTGAAGGCGTGGCGTTCTCGAGCGCCAACATCTGGGCCAACACCTACATCTGGGTCGGTTCCGTGACCGAGTCCGGCGCCGGCTACTTCGGCGGCGGGGCCGGGTTCACCTTGAACTGGTCCGAGTATGGTCCCGCGGTCGGCGTGTTCACCTACCGCGACGAGTCGATCAAGTCGAACATCGTCCGCGCCTCGCACTACGTGGCGGAGAAGGTGGTCAACACCAACGCCGGCGAACTGATCGCGACGCAGTACTCCTGATCCAAAGATTAAAGGCTGACGGGTATCCCGATGCCGCCCGCGCTCCTTAACTGGGGCGCGGGTTTCTTTTTGACGCGACCGACAGCGCAATGCGCGTCTCACTTTGCGTCATCTGCGGGAACGAGGCCGAGCACATCATCGCGATGCTTTCGAGCTTCGCGCCTGTGTTCGACGAGCTCTGCATCGTGCGGGCTATCGGAGCGAAGGAGGCAGACGCGACTCTGGAGATGGCTGCGGCTTGGTGCCGCGAGAACGGCAAGGACTTCCGCGGGGCTGAGTATCGGAACGGCTACGGCGCCGAGAAGTGGGACCACGTCGACTCCTTCGCGCGCGCCCGCAACGCGGCCTTCGCTAAGGCAACCGGCGACTGGATCGTCTGGTCCGACTGCGACGATCTGCTCGACGAGGCGCACGACTTCCGCGATTTCCTACGCACGGTCGCGCCTGAGGTGCTGATGGTGCGCTGTCCTTACGATGTCCGCGGGACGAATAAGAAGCTGCACCGCGAGCGTGCGATCCGCCGTTCCGCCTTCGAGGCTGGTCGCGTCTGGCATCACGACGTCCACGAGAACCTCCTACTGCTTCCCGGCGACAAGCACGAGGACTGGCCGCGGCCGGTCTGGGTACACGCGCCGAAGTCGGTCAAGAAAGAGAACCGCCGGCGCAATCTCCGCATCCTCGGTCAGTCGGTGAAAGAGACTCCGACGCAGTATTTCTACATCCACCAAGAGCACCTCTGCGCCGGAAATCGGCAGGCCGCGGAGCAGTTCGGGAAGATCGCTCTAAGCTTCCCGAATCTCGAGCAGTCCTTCCGCTACGAGGCGCTGCTGAACCTCGCCAAGCTCTGCGGCGATTCGCGCGAGGCGATGAGCTACGCGCTGCAAGCGCACGCCGTCTTCCCGTGGTGCCGGGAGGCTTACGCCGCGATCATCCTCCTGCTCTTCGAGAAGAACGACGGCGCGCGTGCCCGCTGGTGGGCCGAGGAGATGCTGCGCCACCGCGAGCCGATCGGCGCCGATAAGCCGTGGACCTCCGAGGCGAAATACTACGGCTGGGCGGGCTACGATCTGGCAGCGCGAGCCTTCCGACTGGCTGGGATGGAAGCGCGGGCTGACGTGCTCCAGCAGCAGTTCCATCTCGGCAAGCATCCGCGGATCTCGCTCGTCCACGCGACCCGCGGCCGCACCTCGAAGGCCGTTGCTTGCCGCGAGGCTTGGCTCGGGCTCGCGCAGGATCCGACGCGCATCGAGCACGTCTTCGCCGTGGACGCGGACGACAAGGAGTCGGTGACGATGGGCAAGCAGTTCCTCAGCGTCGTCTCGGAGAAGCGCTCCTGCGTCGCAGCCTGGAACCTCGCAGCCAAGAAGGCGCGCGGCGATCTGATCGTGCAGCTGTCGGACGATTGGGTTCCGCCGATCGGCTGGGACGCCAAGCTGCTCTCGCTCGTCGAAGATCGCGACTTGCAAAAGGAGCCGCTCGTCATCGCGGTCCACGACGGCCACCGCACCGGCCCGCTCCTTTGTATGGCTATCCTTTCGCGCGCGCGCTTCGAGCAGCAGGGCGGCGAGCTCTTCTACGAGGGATACGAGTCGGTCTTCAGTGATAATGAGTTCTCGCACCGCGCCTGGCGTGACGGCGTCGTCATCGACGCGCGCCACCTCTACAAGTTCGAGCATCAGCACCCATCCTTCAAAAAGGGGAACTGGGACGCGACCTACCAGCACAACAATACGAAGGAGCGTTACGACGCTGGCCTCGAGCTCTTCAAGCAGCGCAACCCTGACGCCGACTCCAAATGGACCACGCCGTGAGCAGTCAATTCACCTACGAGTATCGCATCCACAACTCGACGGATGCGTTGATGTCCCGCGACCGCACGATCCGCGCGCAGTACGATCACGCCTACGTCGCGCGGTACGAGAAGTACCCCGAGCGCGAGCTCTCCGAGATCCGCGCGGCGCTGTTCCGTCGCTTCTTTCCAGAGGCGTTTATCGTCTGCGACATCGGCTACGGAACCGGCGCGTTCCTGCGGGCGGTCAACGATCGCAGTCCTTGGGTCCATTGCTGGGGCTACGACGTTTCCCCATATCCCGCGCCGTCGTTCGTGCGCGTGGATCCCGAGTGGCAGCGGACACGCTGGCCGGTGCTGACGTTCTTCGACTCGCTTGAGCACTTTGACCAGCTGCCGCGGTTCGAGGCCGATGGTGCGATCGTCTCGGTCCCGTGGTATCACCCAGCGCTCGGCGCGGAATGGTTCTACAACTGGAAGCACCGGCGCCCAGGCGAGCACCTCTGGCACTTCACGCCGGAAACGCTAGCAAACGCGATGGCGATCAATGGGCTTCGTCCGGTCTTCATCGGCTCGCCCGAGGACGCGGTCCGCAAGAATGATGGTGACTGGCCGAACATTCTCACAATGGTCTTTAAGGCGTGAGAATCTGCATCGTCTACCACCAGCGCCTCGGCGACATCATCCGCATCCTTCCGATTGCGCGGCATCTGGCCGGCCAAGGTCATTCGGTCTACGTCGAGTGCTTCGCCCAGTATTGGGGGCTCTTTTCCTGCGTCAGCTACGTGCGGCCGTCGGACCCCAAGCAGCGCGACAAGATGCGCTTCGGCCGCGTGCTCGAGCTAGAGATCTGGCCGCACCGCTACGACGAGTATCGCGCCAGCGGCAAGCCGTGGGGCGACTTCGTCTTCGGCCTTTTCCCCGAGTTCGCGCAGCTTAACCAGCGGCCCGAGTTCGATCTGATCGACGAGCAGCCGCCGCTGGAGGACTACGGCTTCAGCCGCGAGATCTGCCTACTGGCGCCGTTCGGTTACAGCCAAGGCAAGCAGTACCACGCCGGGGCGCTGATGGAAGCCTGCCGGCGGGTCGCCAAGCGGCCGATTGTCTTCCTCGCGGACGACGCGCAGGAGGCGAAGCTCCTGACTTGGCGCGTGCCGCAGTCGATGATCTTGCGGGCGAAGTCCCCGGCGCACTTGCCGCGGATCATCCGCGACGCCGAGGAGATGTTCACGATCAACTCCTCCCCGTGCATCATCGCCGGCGCCGTGCGGAAGGAGTTCTGGCACGTCTCGTCGGGCGTCGCTCAAGATGACACATTCTCGCCAGCCTCGCGCGTTGTGACAGTTGGCGATTAAGTATGGCCGCAGTCCGCGACTTCGATCCCGTGCAGCTGGCGCTCGACCAGGGCGCCATCTTGGAGCAAGCCGGCATCACGTTCTCTTACCTCGGCAGCACGATCACCGGCGTCTGGTCTTCCAGCCGGAACCTTTTTGACGAGTTCGAGGATCAGCGCCGGGATGACGTGAAGTTCACGGTGTTCTTTACGACCTCCTCGGTGACTGGAACGCCGGCTCAGAGTCAGACGCTGGTGCGGGCCGGCACGACCTACTTCGTGGAGCAGGTGCGGTTCGACGCGGAGGGCGCGGGCTGCGAGATCGATATCGTGAAGGTGATATGATCGATGTCACGCTCAACTCTGGGAAGCTCGACTTGGCGCTTGAGCGGCTGGCGCAGTCGGCGCGCGTCGATCTAGGCAAGGTCATCAAGCAGGAGGGCGGGAACGTGGCACGGTCGATAATGATGATTCTGCCGCCGACCGGACAGCACGAGCACCGGAAGAGCAAAAAGCCGGTAAGATCCGGTCTAACTACGGCCGCAAAGGAGCAGGGCGAATACGCGATCAAATCGGATCTTTTCGGCGGAAGGACACGGACCATTAAAAAGCAGATTACGACTCTCGGCATCTTCCAGCGGATCGGAAGTTCCAAGGTTACGCCGCCAAAGAGAGCTCGGACTGAAACCGTCAGCGTCCGTCTTGGATGGGAAACGTCCAAGACGATTCGCATTTACTGGAAGTTCTGGAATCAGAACGCATCAGTCTCGACGATGCGTAACTTCCATTTGAAGTACCGCGACCGCTACGGACGCATCGGCTACGTCGACCGGAATCCGATTGGCCGCTGGCAGGTTCAGAATCAGATGTGGATCAGCGACGCATCTGCCGACCGTTATCTCAACTCCGTTCAGTCAAAGGTCGGCTGGGCCAAGGCTGGATTTGCCGCAGCCGCTCTCGCGACCGGACAGCGCGTGCCAGCTTGGGTCCGTCGTCACGCGGCGCGGGCCGGCGTCGAGTCGCACAACTTTACCAGCGATAAACCGTTCCTGACCGGCACGGCGGTCAACATCAAGGTTCCAAATCCGGATCGCTACGTGAATGATGCGCTCGAGTTCCGCGCGAAGATCACCCTGAAGAAAGTCGACGCCATTCTCGCCAACCGCGCCGTAAACCTTGGATTCGCGCGCATCAGCGGGGCCGGCGTCGTGCAGGAGAATATGCCACGATGAGCACCCGCACTAACATCCGCAACGCCATCGGGCTAAAGCTGACGCAGGCTGGCGTCGTGCCCACGGCGAATCTCCTCAAGGGCCGGAACAATACGCTTGCCTCGACGAGCTTCCCGTCCGCCGCCGTCTATGCGGTCAACGAGCAAGTCGAAGTCCGCACGCTGGCGCCGTCAAATCGGACCCAGTACCGGACGCTGCAAGTGATGGTTGAGTATTTCACCGCGGAGGTGGCCGGCTCGACGACGATCATCGACGACCTCTTCGACACGGGCTCGGCCGCCGTCGAGGCCGCGGTGTTGGCTGACGTGACCCTGGGCGGCGTCTGCGATGACCTCCTTCTGACAAGCGTGGATTATGTGATCGAGCCTGACGAAGAGCGTCGCTGGGGCGTCGCTCGTCACACCTTCTCCTGCATCTATTTAACCACCGACTAAAATGGCGAACCACTTAGGCCGCGAAGGCACCGTCAAAATCTCG